AGAACAAAGCATGTCGCGCAAAGGCAATTGCTTAGATAATGCTGTAATAGAAAACTTCTTCGGATTATTAAAATCTGAACTATTTTATTTGCAGCAGTTTGACAATATTGACCAGTTAAAATGTAGTATTGATGAATATATTTATTACTACAATAACGAACGAATTAAGATGAAATTGGGTGGATTGAGTCCAGTTGAATACAGAACTCAATCCTGTTTAACCGCCTGAAAAACTGTCCAACTTTATGGGGTCAGTTCATTCGGGTGGTTTTTTAATGTCTACAAAAAAGCCCCAAAGGGCTTTTTTATTCAACTCACCATCACATACCAGCAGCGAATCCCGCCTTCAATAGGTATGTATTTTATGACTCTGTAATGAGGGTTCTCGATAAAGTATTCAGACATATCTATGATAGGATCTGAGTAGTGAGGGCGGGTGAAGTCTTTTGTTTTAGTTTGCATAGCAAAATTTTTATGATGGAAAAAATTGTCTTGGTAATATAACCTCATTAATTCCACTTAATGGGGTTTTGACGTGAAAAGAATAATATTGGCTTCAATAGTCGCTCTTATTTCATCTATAGCTATCGGTGGGGTTGTAGAAGCAAACGAGCAAGCGAAAAAAGAGAAAAACTGTCGAAACTTGATGGAAATTGCAGAGTCAGTCATGACACAAAGACAGAATGGGGCATCAATAGCCAAACTACTGGATGTGAATGATTTTGCTTTTAAGAATTCCGCTGATAAGACAATGAAAAATGTAATAAATCACATAATCATGGATGCATTTCAGGAGCCATATTATAACTTACCCTCTTTAAAGAGGAGTCAGCTAACTGATTTCTCTGCAAAATATTATATAGCTTGTATGATGATGTAGATTGCAACTAAAAAAACATTCTCTGCCACACGTTTATAAACTTTAATAATTGATGATCTATATATGAAAAAAATAGTTCTAATCGGATTAATGCTTACCTTAACCGGATGTAAAGACCCTAAAACTAATTTGAATAAAAATGTTGTTAATACAGCATACAGTGAATGCTATCAAAAGCTCTATAGTTCCCTTAAAAGCCCATCAAGCTTAAAACTTATCACCAGCAGTGTAATCAATACTTATCCAAGTGCTGTGGATGTATCTAAGAACATGTTAGGGATTATTGATAGTAATGGGCAGGTTGAAAAGAGCGTTTCGGTTCAAAAAACTAGATTCAGGGAGTTAAAAATATATATAGATTATGAAGCCGATAATTCATTTGGTGCATCTATTAAAAATAGGTTTAACTGTAATTATCTATATAAGCTTAATGAAGAGAAACAATCACCAGAGACTCTTAATTTTTATTCACTAGAAACTGGTGAGGATAAAATCGAAGTTAGTCAATTGTTAAGCGACTTTTCGAAACAATCGAATTACAATATTGACAATAAAATTAAAAATATAATCAATAATGCTGATTTTAAATATGGAAATAGGGATGAAGAAATAATAAAAGAATCTATTGAGAATTATAAAAACAATAAGATGAATGACGAAGCTCAGAAGTTAAGGGAAAGTTGGGATAAATCATTTTCACAAGAATTTCAGGGCGCGAACTTGAGCGGAGCTTGATTGATGTGAAAAAGCACCTTAAGGTGCTTTTTCACCATTAGCTAACTTACTTACAGCGCTTGAAAGTTTGTCATCTTCAACACCTTCATCGTGAAGTTTTTCAATCAAGGTTTGCATGCTCAGTGCAACAATTTTAGTAATCATTTCTTTGTCATCTGGCTTAAATTCCAGTGGCATAGCAAAGCTTTGCTCTAAGCGAGAAACCAGCTCTGCTGTAATCGAGCGATTATTAGCAATAGATGCTTTCTCTATATCTTCTTTTAATTTAGTGGGAATCCTAAAATTCACTTGTGAATAATCTTGAGCCATGTTGATGCAGCTATTTAAAAAAACATCTTAATCATATATAGCAAAACGCTTTACATCAATAAAGTAATTTGCTATAAATTAAAATGCTATAAAGCAAAACACTTTAATGGAGGAAGTATGCCACGACATGAAACACAGGTAAATTTTAGAATGCCTGAAAATATTTTTGCTCGCTTTAAAGCGGAAGTGCAAAAAGAAAGACGCTCCCAGACAGCTCAGCTAACAATTTTGGTTGAAGAGTGGCTGGAGAAGCGAGAAAACCAGCAGAGTGCGAAAGCATGAAATCAATAGGTAACAAAAAAGCCCATGATCTTGGCGGACAGGGCTTAATTGATTGTCAAACAATAGGAAAATATTATGACTTCAAATAGTTTAACTCAAATTACCGTGCCTTTCCATAGTGCAGAACTATATTTAGTTGAGCATAATGGACAACCATATACAGCTATGCGCCCCATTGTTGAGAATATGGGATTAGATTGGAAAGCACAATTAGTTAAGATTAAACAAAGGTTTAGTTCAGTTGTGGGGGAAATCACCACAACTGGTAAAGATGGCAAGCAATATCAAATGTTATGCCTTCCACTGAAAAAGCTTTTTGGTTGGTTAATGACAATTAGCCCAAACAAAGTAAAACCAGAGTTACGCGAGACCATCATCATGTATCAAAACGAATGTGATGATGTGCTTTGGGATTATTGGATAAAAGGCAAGGCAACCAATCCGCGTACCAATAAAGAAGATCGCGTACCATTAAAAGATGCAGTAAATATGCTGGTCGCAAAGTCAAAAGCCTTGAACTATTCGGATGCCTATAAGTTGGTGCATCAACGCTTTGGTATTAAGCATGTTGATGAACTATCTTGTGACATGATTCCTTCTGCTGTTGAGTATGTGCATCATTTGATGGGGGAGTATATTCCAAAAGCTGAATATATTGATCCTGAGTTAAAGGCATTGGAGCTATTGGATGCCGATGTAACCAATAAGATTCATGATTGGATATGGAGCCTACAGGATGAAATAAAAAGGCTGAATGGAGCGATACCTTCTTTCCCAGACTTGGATAAAGAAGCAATTTCAAGGGCAGTAGTTAGTAGATTCATGACAAGTCACCGCATGCTTTTGACTATAGATTCACTAACAAATAAGCCAAGAGTCCAGTTTATTCCAAATAACTCTTGGATATTAACAGACGAAAATATTGCCAAGATTATTGGTGATCGAGAAGGCCCGCGACGCGATGTGCTGCCAGACATCATGCATGCCGCTGCAACTAGGTTGGCAAAGTGATTGAATCTAAAATTTAGATAAAACTTATCCTTTTAAACTCAAACCCGCTTAATGCGGGTTTTTTATTACCCGGAGAAAAGTAATGGCAGCATCTACAAGCAGATTAGTCATAGAAATTAGCTCTGAACAAGCTAAACGCAATGCTGAACTTTTGAATCGTGAGTTACAGAGCATTGAAAAAAATGGAGACTTCGCTACAAAGTCTATGGATGCTATGTCTGTTGCCACACGTTCTCTAGCTGCACAAATGACAGCATTGGTTTCGGTTGGTGCTCTCATTTCAAAGATGGACGCTTATACGAATCTCCAAAACCGCCTGAAGCTTGTCACAAATTCACAAACAGAGCTCAATAAAGCAATGAGTGATACATTTGATATCGCTCAAAGAACACGGCAATCGTGGGATGCTGCAGCACAGGTTTATCAAGGTTTTGCTAATAATGCTAAAACACTTGGCCTCACCATGGACCAGACAGCCAAACTCACTGAAACAGTATCAAAAGCTGTGGCCATCAGTGGTGCAAGCGCTGCCAGTGCAGAAGCAGCATTGATACAGTTTAATCAGGCTTTAGGTGCGGGTGCGTTGCGTGGCGAAGAATTAAACTCGGTAATGGAGCAGACTCCAGCATTAGCCCGAGCAATTGCTGAAGGTATGGGTATTACAGTTGGCCAACTTCGCACTGTGGCAGCAACTGGCGCAATTACATCTGAGGCGCTGGTTAAAGCTCTAGAGAAAGCAAGCAAATCAGTAGATTCTCTATTTGCCAAAACAGATCCAACCATTGGCCAATCATTCACGATGCTAAACAATGAAGTATCAAAGTTTATTGGTGAGGCGGGTAAGGCATCTGGTGCTGCTTCATTGACAGCAGATTCGGTAAAACTTCTTGCCGAAAATCTCGATCTGGTTGCAAATAGCGCGGCAGTTGTCGGTATAGGAGTTTTAACAAAAACCATCCTAGCTAAGTCTGTGGCGGTGAGGGATAGTGTTGTTGCTTCAGTACAAAACCGCACAGCATTAATTGCTGAAAATAAGGCTCAAGTTCAAGCACTTGGAGTTGAGGCTCTACGCACAAAACAATTGGCAGCCTTATCAGCAACAGAAATTAATCTAGCTCGTGCTGAATACAATGCAGCAACTAGCGCAACAGCGAGAGCAGCAGCAGTACAGCGTCTTACCGCAGCAGAAGTAGCGCACAGTATTGCCAAGAAAGAAGCAACCGTTGCCACGAATGCTTACACAGTGGCACAAACTAGGCTTAATGCTGTAGCTACTTTAAGTAGTCGTGCTCTAGGGTTGGTTGGTGGGCCTATTGGTGCAATCACATTGGGTGTGACTGCGCTTGCCGCAGGCTATATGTACTTTCAGGATAAAGCAGCTAAAGCTAATGAAGTTTTGGAAGAACAAGCCAAGGTAGCCAACAAGGCGGCAAGCGAGTTAAGAGCCTTAAAGGGCCTTGAGAAGGACAAGGCTGTTGATGACATGACAGCATCAATCAAGCGCCAGAACGAAGCGTTAAGTGAATCTTCTAGCAAGATCAACATTCAGCTTGATGCTATTGAGCAACTTTATAAAGGAAATTCCGATGTAGTAAAAGTTGTGCAAGATGCCAGAAATGGCACTATTAGCATGAATGATGCAGTCAAGAAGTTTAATGATATTAAGATTAACAAAGAGGTTTATGAGTCTTTTAAAGCCAATACTGCTGAGTTTAATAAGAACTCTGTAGCAGCAAGACAAACCCAAGCATCATTAAAAATTATGGGTGTTGAAATCAAGCTAGCTGGCAATAATGCTCAAACCGCCACCGCATACCACGAGGCACAGGCTAAAGCGCTGCAAAATGTTGGAGTTGAGGCTGCTAAAGCTAGCGCTGAGCTAGAAAAATACAAGAAGCAACTTCAGGGCGATGCTTTTGAATCTTTGTACAAGTCTGGTCTGCTAGATAAGGGATACACATCTGCTCAGGCTGATGCAATTTACAAATTGCAGCAAGCTAAAGGTTTAAGTGCGATTTTATCTCAGCAAGAAATTGACAATACGCTTAGAACATTGAAGCTAAACACTGACTTAACTAAGCAGGAGAAGGAAAAAACTGAGCAAATTGAAAAGCAAGTTCAGCTTCAACTTCTGAACAATAAAAATCTCGAAAACGGTTACAGAGTTTACCAAGCATTCTTAAAGGCTGGACTTTCATCCAATCAGTCGTTAGCTATAGCCGCTCAGGTTGGTCGCGAAGGGGATTTTAAAAACAGCAATTTGTTTGGCTCACACACTGACAACAACAACGGAGCTACCAATGTTGGCATGTTGTCTTGGCAGGGCTCAAGAGCTAAGGAGCTTCTAAAGGACTTGCGTTCAAAAGATTTGTTAAATGTTGATGGATCAATTAAGCAAACTCAGGAGGCCATAGATGTTATGGCCAAATTTGCTGTTCAAGAAATCATGACAAAAAAAGAGTACGTCAAGACGCGCAAGGCGGTAATGTCAGGCGTTGAGGATTACTCTCAGTTGTCAGAGGTTTTTGGAAAAAACTTTGTTCGCTGGGATTTTGATGGTAAGAAAATCAACGCAAATAAGCATAAGCAGAAGGAGTCAAGCTACTACCAGCAGTTATCAAACTTAGTTGGAATGTCTCCTGACGGCAATAGTATCAAACTTGATGATTATGGCGCCGATCTAGAAAAGTTGAATCAACTCAAGCTTCAATATGACGAAAAGTATTACACTGATATTAAGAAACGTCAGGTTGAGCATGATAAGGAGATTTCTGATTATAAGCTCCTGTATCTGGGTGATGAGTTAAAGGCCAAAATTGACCAATCAAACAAACAGTTTGAAGCTGAAAACAATCTGGCAAAACTTCAATTTGAATATCAGGTTCAAGGCTGGAATTGGGTAGGCGAAGAGCGCATCAAAAAAGAGGCTGAAATCAGCAAGGCAGTAATTGATGCAACTATTGAGCTGAATGAAACCCAAAAAGCAGCAAGGAAAAGAAGTGTTGACGAGGAGGCCCAATATGCTATTGATGTCTACAACGCTTCAATAGACCAGCAACTTGTAAGTGCTAGATCAGCCTATATGGGAGAAACTGAGCTGGCTGTAAGAAGATATCAGGCTGAATTGCGTGAAATTGAAAAAGTTAGAGATGCAAAGATTAAGGCTGGACTACTTGATGCCAACAAAATGGGTCAGTTTCAGGCGCAAAACCAAGCATCAGATAACGTTTTTCAGGTTGGATTCCAAGCTAGCCAAGACTTATATCAGCGAAATAGTCCACAGCAATACGCTCAATGGGATTTGCAAAACCAGTACTCAAACGAGTCTGGTAATCTCGAGAGCAAGTATCGCGATCAAGTGAATGGCATTGATCTTATTGCCAATCAGGAGGAGAGAAACTCCCAACTACTAGCAGCCCATCAACAACATCTTGAGGCAATGGCTGCTTTAGATGCGAGTTATGCCAAAAAAGAGGATGACCTCAGAAAGGCCCAAATGGATGTACAACTTCAAAGTGCTCAATCTATTTTTGGCAGTCTCACAGATATAGCAAAAAACACTGCTGGTGAAAATTCCGGTGTATACAAGGCCATGTTTGCAATGGAAAAGGGCATGGCAATTGCAAGATCGATAATGGCTATTCAAACTGCTATAGCTGAAGCATCAGCAAATCCATTTCCTTATAACCTAGCGGCAATGGCCACAGTTGCATCTCAGACAGCGAGCATCATTGCGACAATTAAGGGTGTAACAATGCCTGCATTTGCCACTGGTGGTATCTTTACTGGTGATGGCCATGTTCGTGGCTCTGGCACAGAAACCAGCGACTCCATTAATGCGAGATTGTCTAATAATGAGTATGTCATTAAAGCCAAGTCTGTTCGCAGTCTTGGAGTTGATACCTTGGACTACATAAACCGAATGGGTGAACTGCCAGTGAAACGAGCGTCTGGTGGACAGTCTAATTATCTTGCCTCTCAGCGCGAAATGAACCAATTCCAAGCGATCAACTCTAATCCATCTAATGGCACAAACATTATAGAACCCCGCGTTAATGTCAATATTCAAACCCTACCGGGCACAACCGCTGATGTCACTCAGAATAGCGATGGCTCGCTTGATGTGAAAATCCGAAAAATCATTGATGAGCATGTGCCGAGCGCAATGAGCAATCCAAGCTCTCGTATCAGTAAATCAATGACTCAGAACTATGCAATCAAACGCCAAAGATAAGGAGCATGTATGTATAAACTTGGAATATGCGTGCAGCAATCTGGCTATTCTGCAAAGCTGGGTGACGATACCGATATGATTACCCTAGGTGGTGGTTTGGGTCGTACCTATATCGCCACAAGACGTAATGCTCATAATGTGAATGTAAATTGGGTTTTAACAGAGCTACAGTTTCAATCACTTATGTCCTTCTGGCGGTTGTATCAACACTCACCCGATCCATTTCTAATTGACCTCATCATTGATAGTCCAGAGCTTGAAGAATTTCAGGCTCTTTTTATACCTAACACTTTTAATCTTGATGAAAAGAATGGGCTGATATTTAAGGTATCGGCCCAACTTCAGGTCAAGAAGTTGAAACGTGATCTAAATATGGATGAAATCATTGTGATTGGTGGTGATCTGGGATGGGTAAATGAGCTTGATGAATTGGTAAATGTGGCATTGCCGAATGCTTTAGGGGTATCAAATGGCTGATTCTGACTATGCTCAGTTTTTTCTTAACTCAAAACGATCAATTTATCGAATTGAGTGCGTAGAACTGATGCATCCATCTTTCTCAAAAGTCTATCGAATAACGCCCAGTGATGATGACGGTGTCACCGTAAAACATAACGCATCTTCGGATGCGTTTTTTTATGAGTATTTGCACGCAAGTATTGAACGATCAGGTGTGATGGGTGATCTAGATCAATCTATTACTGTGACGATAGCAGGCCTAGGGGATGTATTGCCAGATGAGTTTGATCGGATAGCCAACGGTGAATTTACCAAAGAAAAACCGATCATTAATTATCGATTGTACTCAAGTGACAACCTGAATAAACCAGAGTTTGAGTTACTCGGATTGCAGTTAAATGGCGTCGCGGAGAAAGACAATCAAGCAGTGTTTAAAGGGGAAGCACCTAAGCTGAACACCGCTAAAACAGGTGAGATATATAGCCTTGATGAAAATGATTGTCCTGACCTAAGGGGAGCGCTATGAGCCACAATCATCTGTTGGACCGTATCTATCACAAAGATAATTACAACTGCGTTCACTTTGTGAATGAAGCTGCAATGGATCTATACGGCATTGATCGATCTGAAGCATTGGAGCCTTTCATGCGTGCAATTAGCAATCGAGAGTTTCTACCTTCCAAAATGCGAATGCTTGATTTCTTACCAATGCCAAAAGAAGGCTGTGTTGTAGCGTTCCATCCTATAGATCGAAACAATGGCCCGCATGTTGGTTTATATCGTATGGGCAAGGTTCTTCACATTATTGATTCTGGCGTGCACTGGATGCCAATTGAAGTAGTTAAACGCATGGGATTTAATCGAGTAAGTTATTATGATTAAAGTGATTTATAAAAGTGATGCACTTTCTCGCGAATCAAAAATCTATCAGGCCAAAACGATTGGCGAATGGCTAACACAGCATTATGTAAAAATGCCTGAGCATTTAAGTATCTTTCATACTTTCTCTAATGCGGATTATGCAGAAATCTCGTTTGCAAATGAGGTAACACCTCATACATCCGTAGATTTGAAATGTCTTGATCTCATGCCAGGTACGTTTATCGTGATTGAGAAGCCTAGGGGGCCTGAAGTCTGGATTCCGCTTGTGATTTCACTGGTGATTGGCGTTGCAACCTACTTCTTAATGCCGACACCCAGCGTAGCTGCTACAAATGCCAATAATCAGAATGCTGCCTCACCGAATAATGAATTGTCGAGCCGACAGAATCAGACACGAATCAATCAACGCAAACCGGATATTTTTGGGGAAGCATGGTCAACGCCTGACTTGCTTGCAGTGCCTTACACAGTCTATGAAAACAATGTAGAAGTAGAATATCTAACAGCTTTCATCACACGCGGGTACTGCGAGATCAAAGAAGCCTATGACGGTGATACGCGAATTCGTGATATTGCTGGTGCAACAGTTCAGGTCTATCGACCAGGTGTGAATATTGTTTCTGGCAATCCATACTACCGTGTTGGATCTAGAATCACTGCCGAACCATTGGGCGTTCAAAAGCAAACATCTGTAAATGGGCAAGTGCTTCGACCATCGAATATTGAAACAATCACAGGTGTTAGCAACATCGGATTCTCATCACCGAATGAGATTGTATTGGCGCCTAATACTCAGCTTGATTTTACCGATTCATTTAGTAGCAATGACACGATTGAAATCACCAATGCGTCTTTCAATATTGAAACAGTTGAAAACGGGGCTACTGTAACCACACCCTATAATCTGGCGGGCACATATCCCGTACTCTCTGTTTCTAATGATCGAATCACGCTCTCTAATCCGTCGGCGATCAATCCGGCTTGGGATCAGCTCGATAATTTAGAAAATGGTACATCACCTTATATTTCACCAACAATTAAGTCGGTGAGTGAAAAATGGATTGGCCCATTTATTCTAGATAATCTTGATCGAAACATGATCGTTAGTAATTTTGTAGCCACCAATGGACTGTATTTGACCAATGGTAATTTTCAGTCGCCGGTTAACGTAACAGTCGAAGTTGAAGTTACTCCTGTGGATGAAAACGATCAGGATATTGGATATCCGATTCTTAAGTCAGTTGTTCTAAAAGGGTCGGCAACTGCCCGTGAAACTGTGGGTATGACGCTATCAATTTCAACATTCCAAGGGCGCTGTAAAGTCCGTGCACGTCGAGTGAATGAAACAGATAAAGACTTTCAGGGTACTGTCGTTGACGATGTGAAATGGTCTGCGCTGTACGGTGCACACCCGCTAAAACGGTCAGTCTATGAAAATGGGACGGTTGTTCGCGCCAGAACATATGCGACTGCGGGTGCTTTATCTGTCAAAGAGCGAAAGCTTAATTTGCTGGTTCAGCGAGAATTGCCGACTTATGAAAATGGTGCAATGACTACGGCCCGACAGGCGACATCTAGTTTCGCTGATGCGTTAGTTTCATTGGCCACAGATCCAAAAATTGGACGCATGTCTTTAGACAATCTCGATTTAGATAATATCTACGAGACTTATCACGACATAGTTGATTATTTCGGAACCCCACTGGCTGCCGAGTTCTGTACTACGCTTGATGATTCAAATGTGTCATTTGAAGAAATTGCCAAGATGATTGAAGATAGTTGTTTCATAACGATCTATCGTCAAGGCACCAAGCTTCGCGTGTTTTTTGAGAAGCCAAGTGACAATTCATCGCTGTTGTTTAACTTCAGAAATATTATCCCGAAGACATTTGAGCCGTCGCGTAACTTCGGCATTACGGATGATTTTGACGGTATTGTTTATGAGTGGACCGATCCAGCCGATAATGGCCGTATCAATATCTACTTGCCTGATCAAAATGTAATGAACCCGAAAGAAATCAAATCTGTCGGTGTTCGAAACAAGTGGCAGGCGCATTTCAATGCTCATCGACTGTATAACAAGCTTGTCTATCAGACAGAAACCTTAAAGTTTGAAGCTGCTCCTGAGTCTGAGTTGCTTATACTCAAAGAACCTGTTTCATGTGCTAAGGATATGCTGAAAGCGAAATATCAGAGCGGTGAAGTTGAACATCAAGATGGCCTGATTCTCGAATTATCACATCCTGTGGAAGTACAGCCAAATATCAACTATGTGATCCACTTACAGACAGTTGATGGCTTCGTAGACATGATCATGCTGGATGGCGTTGAAGATGGTTACTTTGTGAAATTGAGTCGCTTGCCGATTTCTCCAATCTCTACAGATCCAAGTAACCAAGTTAAAGCGACATATACAATCATTGAGCAAAACAATGCAGGATCATTGTCTTACTTGGTTGCTGAAAGAACACCTGCTGGCAAGAATACCAACAACGTAACGTTGGTAAATTACTCTGCACGCTACTATCAAAATGATGGTGACTTTAAAGCAGAACCGACAATTGACGAGACGCCAATCTACATTCGCTATGATGTGCTTGATGTGAATCTTGCAAATCTATACCGGATGCAGCGTGGTGAATTGCCGACAACAGGTGATGTATATTTTGAAGTAAGCGCAGGTGTCTTTGTTTCAAGTTCAAGTGCATATCGGCCAGAGCTTGAAAATGTATATCGCTATAAACCACCAAACTCCATGGGTGGTGGTGATACTACGGCTTATTTTAGAACATTCCCGGCAAGAAATGAGATACCCGCCATTACTGTTGGTGAGTGGCCACAAAATGTGAATATTTACCTCACAATCAAAGGTGATGTTGTGGGTCGAGGTGGGGATGGTGGTTTGGCTCAGCACAGTATTGGCGCTGACACAACAGATCAATCAATTCTCCCGATGGTTAAGCAGCAAAGAAACGGATATCGAGGGGCGCCTGCTATTTCAAATGAGCACCCCAATTTCAATTTGATTGTAGATGGCGGTACTGTTGCGCGTGGTGGATCTGGCGGTGGAGCTTCTCCGGCAGGTTATTCAACTGCTTTAAACTATGCCATCAATGGTTGCTGTGGTGGAGGCGGTGCACCATTCGGTCAAGCATTATCCGGTATTTATCCTGAGCTTGAATATGATACATATGCACTTTATTGGAAGGATATGCGGTTACCAAAAACAGCAGTTGCAGGCAAGACTCTTGGCGGTACTGGTTATTCAAGAGGTTATGATGGTAGTTATGGCTATTCATCTGGTACATCTGGAAAAGGTGGAGCATGGGCGCAACAGGGCACAAGTTCTAATAACTCGACTGTATCAGGCGCTTTTAGAAGTTATGGTGCACCGGAAGGTCAACCCGGAGAATTAGCAGATGCAATCACCGGTGTGGTGCCCTTATCTATCCAGATCATTAACGGTGGTCAGGTTCTATAAACAAATTAAACTAATCCAAAGCACTCGAAAGAGTGCTTTTTTATGTCTGGAGAAAGCCAATGGCTGATTCAATTATCACAAAGCAAGAGTTGATTGATGCACAAAAAGATGCTGTAACGCTAAAAGATGCTGTAAACGGCAACGAATCAGGAGTTGTTACACCGCGTTTAAATGAACCATACCCAACTTTGCCCGCTGCTATCCAGAAAATCGAGAGTGATGGTGTAGCAGCGGTTGCAAAACTCGAAAACACAGGTGGCTTTATCTCTGCCCCGACACTCACAGCATTACAAGCAATCACACCAGAATATGACTATCAATTGGCACGAGTTGACGCGACAGGTGATGAATATCGTTGGAATCCTGCATTGACGACTACATCAAAATGGGAAGCGACAGGGCGTAACTTTTTGAGTGAGTCGAAGGCTTATACTGACTTAAAAATATCTTTTAAGCAAATTGGAAATAATGAAATCATCGCGTTGAGTGATGATGGGGTTCAGCTATTTTCTATTAGTGCGGGTTTAATGGACTTCAATCCAAGTGATTCACTAATCGCAATTATAAAAAACGCTTTAGATTTTCGATTAACTATCGACACATCGAATATATTAAAAGACTATGAAATCATCGCATTAAGCAGTGATGGAGTTCAACTTTTTGCGACAAAGAAAGGTATTTTTGATTTTAATATCAGTCAAAGCTTAAAAGATGAGATCGGCTCAAGCAATACACTCAAAAAGCCAAGTCAAAATATCATCATGTACGGCTCATCATTAACTTCGAAGCGCGGAGAAGCAACTTCAACGCTTGACGGTTTTGTGCTACCCGACACAGTACCATCTAAGCTAATTGCCCCATGGGAGGCTGTGCAAGCAGAATTACCCGCTCGAACAGTAGCAAGCCAAGCGGCAGGCGGTCAGAATATTTTTCAAAATGCGATTCGACAGGGCGGTCGCACAATGTATGTGACGCTTGAAAACAATACTTTGTTAGCAAGCGGGGATACAAATATTACAGCGTTTGGGAATTTTACAGTCTTTAACGGGCAGTCAATTTCTCAGTCTAATGTTTCAATTTTGGGTATCCCTTGTGTCTTAAAACCAAGAACTATAAACGGTAATGATTACGCTGGGTTGCGCTTAAGTCGAGTGGCGTCAGGACAAGCGATATCAGTGCCCGCTGGCACACCACTTGTGTTTGAAAATGCAGTAAATCGCAGGGATTGGACATACATTATTGAGCCAAATGCGAATTGGCCGCAATCTCCTGATTATTCTGGAAATTACGACTTAATTAATTGTGTTTTAGACATGATTAAATACGCAAGTGGGGCTGAAAATATTAGTGAGGTTCGCTACTTAATCGCAGGAAATACACCTGCTTACACTGAGCCTTTCGGTTCATATACGCGCATCAGAAAACAAGCACGTGAAGAAATTTTTAAAGAATATTTCAAAGACAAATACATGGACTGTGCAACTTACATGGTGCAGCACGCAATTTATGACGCAGTGTATTTGGGTTATTTGCCGTCAGTTATTCAAGCCGATTTAGACGATATAGCGATTGGCGTCATACCGCGTCGCATGATGCATGACGTCGTTCACTACAACGCACTCGGAGCTTATATGCTCGGGCGCTACTACTCACTATTTATCAAAGCAAAGGGATGGTAATCATGACTTTATTACTTAAATCGGACAAGAGTGTAGGCGAGCCAGCTTCACTATCACTTAAATCTGCGCAAACAGATCAGTACAACACTGTGTATGCTGGTCACAAGTCAATCATTAATTTTATTGATCTTCCGGCATCGCTCGCTGATGCTGCAAATAT